CCTTGTGCTAGTAGTCTATCAGCAAAAGGATGTATTGGTTTTGTAAAACTGTCAGGTCGGGGATTAGACAAGTCCCGCCCTTTCTTTAAAAATTCTGCTACTGGTAAATTTCTTGTACCATACTTTCTTTCTTGTTCAGCAGTTATGGCAACATTTTGACTGGCTGCAATTCCCGGAACCATATGATTTTGAAACTTAGCTGGAACACAGCCAATCCAATAACCGTCATTAGGTTCTCCGTCAATGAACATACAGATAACTGTTGTGCCAACATCTGGCGGAACAAACCACATACCGTAACTTTTTTGTACATCTTCAAAATCTGCAGAGTTAGTACCTTCATATTTGATTGAACTAACTCCATAAAAGGGAGTCATTTGTTTGACAATAACTGTTTCATTTTGCAGTGTAAGCTCGCCCATAGTCGACTTAGCTAGCACCACTTCTAAACTGCCCATGCGGGCAGGATCTAAGTAGTTAGTTACAACTCCCATCCAAGGACCAGGATGAGGTAATTTTGCTTTTCGTCTTTTAAATTGTGACATTTTTTAACTTTCTATTGGTGGCAATCCTAATCTTCTTCTTACAATAGGATCATTGCCTTTGTATGCCGGGGCGTTAGGATCTCCCAATTTTTGTAGTGTTTGATTCATTAATTTATCTAAAGGAGTTCCGAAGGTGCCTGCTAAACTGCCAAATTGTTCAGTAACACTTTTTCCTAAATTACCTAACTGTGTAACATCGGAGCCAGGATTTCCTAGAGCCTTTTGAACTCCAGCTAATGCGCCTTCTACTGATCCCGCTCCTGAAAAACTTGCAGCAGATCTATATCCTATGCCTCCTAGCGGATTTTGTATTCCAGCATTAACATCATTTATAGAAGCAGATCTAGGAACAAAATTATTTAATTCCCCCTGTACTGAAGATAGTTTGCCTGCTAGTTGATCAGTACTGCCTAGTCCCAGTGCTGAGAGGGATGCTAGATTGCCAGAGCCCGGCAGTAGTTTTGTTCCTGCTAGTGGTGCTATTCCTAGTCTGGCACGTATATAAGGATCAGTAGGATCTGCATTACCTAGAGCTTTTATCTGTTCAGGTGTAAGATTGGCATAAGGATCGCCGTTGGCTAATCGTTGAGCTGTTGAAGAAAGTCCCTGTACGTTTATTCCGAATAATCCTGCATTTCTCAATGCTTGATCGACTGGGATTCCTTTGGCCGTAGCATCGGCTATTACTGCACTTCTTTGTGCAGGGGTTAGTTCTGATGAAAAACTTCTAGTAGGAACTGCGGCATACGGAGCGGTAAGTTTGGGAGGAACTGCTGGCAAGTTTTTTAATGTATCTACTGATAAATTGCCCATAATGATACCTTGTTCTCTGACTGCTTTTAAGTTAACATTGTCAGGGACTTCTTCAGCAATAGCCTTCATTTGAGGCGCAAGGTTGCTGTCTAAGTTTTCTTTTAATCCAGATAATTGCTGAGGATCAATTCCTAATTTTGCATATATAGCTGCTGCGTTTGATGACTGACCTGGCAAATTAACACCAAATATATCAGCATTTCTCAACGCTTGAGCGGTCGGAATTCCCTTAGCTTTTGCATCAGCGATCACTGCGGCACGTTGTCCTTCAGTTAGACTAGCCCCAGGAGTTGATGTATCTTTAGGGAGGCCGTAAGAATTAATGTTACCAATTTTATCTTTTATTTCGGCGCCTAGAGGGTCTGCAGATGCTTTAAAGTCTAATGCAGCTTGGCGAGGATTATCTAAAAGGCCAGAGCCGGCTGTTAATAAACTCCTCATATTAGGCGAAGACTCTAAATTTAAATTTTGTGTAGCAGCCATTAAGCTACCAATAGAATTTCCTGCAGATTCTCCTAATGTTGAATTTAATATATCCCCAGAAGGACCAGGTAATATTCCATTAAGTGTATCACTAACTCGATTCATCATCGAAGCTGATGCTGGTAGTTTAAGTCCAAGACTGGCCAATCCCTCTGTGCTAATAGGAATTCCTTTAGCTAATGGATCTAGGCCCGAAAGACTACTGCCTACAGATAATCCTGCGTTATTTCCTATTTGATTAAGCAGAGAAGCACTAGGTCCGAGAACTCCGCTAACTTTCTTAAATGTTCCTGCAAGATTGGCGCCGTCACCCGGTAACCCTAAACTCGGAAGACCGCGAGCAAGTAAATTATATAGTTGCAGATCGTTTGGTTTAACTCCTGCCTTTGCCACATCTGCAGGTGCTGTATCAATAATTTTTTGTTCGCCCGGTTTAGCTGTTTGATCATATTCAACAGTAGTATCTGTTCCTTTATTTTTATTATCTTCTATTTGACCAATATATCTAACCAAGTCTAATCGTTGTTTAAATGTTCCGTCTTTAAAAATACTTCGACATTTTTTAACCTGATAAACTCCGCTAAATGAAACATTGGTTTTAGAAAAGGTAGTTAACCCTGTTTGAGGATCAATATCCACAGGATTTCTAAAATTTAACTGTATTATTACAGGTCCGTTAGTTGGGTTGGCTTCGCCTGATACCGTTATTGCAGGATCTTTTAGAGAAGGCATATAATTTCCCATGCCGCCTGTTGTTAGAAAAAACGGGTCTCCTAGAATTTCTAATTCTCCTGTTAATAAGTTAACACTTTCTAAAATCGCTTTATGAGCAGCATAAGCTATCTGATAATAGGGATCAGTTTGAAAGGAGTTTCCTCTACTAGTTCCAGCACTGGCGTCTTCGTCTGCAGAAGTCGGAGGCCTATCATTAGTATCTTTAGTTGCAATTTCTCCTACACCTAATTTTGTTCTAAATTCATTGTCTTCCGAGGCGGTACCAGCCATAGCCGTACCTAACAAATCTGTATTACCCATTTTAGGATTAGCTGCTTGATAAAACAAATTATTAAAATTTAATTTAAAATTTAAAACATCAATATTTTTACCAGTGTAAAGATAATTGTATTTCCTTTTAACATAGGTCTTCATTTTGTTAGCATCAAAAGATCCATATGCCTGTCCAGGTAGTACTGAAAAATGTACTCTATAAGGCACAACTATGTATTGATATTTAAATCTCTGTTGATTAAATGTTGTATCCATTTCTGTAGGCACAGTATTAATCATTATCTGAAAATATTCTATCATACCGTCGCCTTTTTTTGCGTCCTTAATGCTGGATAAAATATTTTTCCAATATAAACTATCTCTAATTACTGCTTCGATAATTTCGTGTATATTAGAATCTTTAGCAAATTGTATTTGTCCTTTAGTCGGGTCATACCTTCTAATTGCTTCTTCGGCTAGTGTACGAGAATTTATAGTTCCGCGAGCTTCGCGTATAATTTCTGCCTGAGCTTCTCTATCAGTTTGTGTAGTTCTTATATTTTTTGGAGCTGTTCCTAGAGATGTAGTCCCTGGCGCTTCTTCAATTGGCGGAAATTTATAAACAACGTTTGACTCTAGGTTCCGATTGATCTGTGCCTTAGATATTGAATTCTCTAGTGCATTAGTAGAAATATCTAACGCTTTGCCGGGTTGCGGCATAGCTGGAAAATATATTTCATATTGATCAACTACCTTGGCTGCTTCTCTAGTTTTTTCTTTTATGCTTCTTTCAACTACACTAAAATTCAATGCATCAAAGAGACTTTCTAAAACTTCTTTTACCGTGTCGCCGTAAAATGAAATATCTGTATAAATTTTATTAGGATTAGAAAAACCAAACTCATTATACGGTATTGCCTTGCATCGATATTTTGTGCCAGATTCAGAAACATCCATCTCTACGCCCGTTAATTTTAAAGGAAAGTATCGGGTGGCATTGATTGTTTCTGCTTCTGCTATAGGTTGGTCGCTTTCGTCAGGATATCCCATGAATTCAATTTTTAAAAGGAAGCAGGCATTCAAATATCCTGTCCACCCCGCGGCTCTCGACGAGATATGCAATGCTTCAATAAACCCGTTAATACTTAACGGTTCAAAAATTTCAAAACTGATACCTGTAGCCAACGTAGGACCAGTTTTTTCATTAGGAGCCACTATTGCATCAACTTCAACACTGTCAATGAAAAGATCAAACCTACCCGGACTAACTTTATTAAATTCATTTACAGCCTCGGCTCCGGTAATGTCAACAATCTTTTCACCAGTATCGACTGATATGCCTGTTAAATTTCTTCCTGCTCTCTCGTAAATTGTTTCATATACACTTGTTACAATAGGCTCTACTTCAGAGGATATTGCATTAGGCCCTTTGCCTTTTGATGCAGCGATTACATATTTTAATTTTGAATCTCTATATCTGGCAGGATTTTTTAAATCGTCTGGAGTTAGTGCTGCAAGGGTAAAATGATAGACATTAGATCTATAATCATTTAAAATATTTTGTTTTTCAGGTGTAACTACAACTTCTGATAAAGTACCTTGTGATTCCGTAGATTGATCTATATTTTGAGGTGATAGTGTATCATAGGTATCAGCTGATTGACTAACATAAGTGGATCTAACTACTGCTGTATTAGAATCGTCCATTTTATAATCCTAAAACAGAATTTATTGTGCTAAGTTTTGGCAGATAAATTTTTTGCCCTGCTACCATATCATACACAGGATCCCTAATAACATTCTTATTTCTTACCGCGAATACCCACCAAAGATTGACGTCGTTATAAAGGTCGTAGGCTAAAAGATCAGGACGATGAGTGTATTGTTGAGTAACTGTAAAAAGTATATCGTCAACTTGATTTGGAAGGTCTCTTAAATTTAAAATTTCAAGATACGATCCGTTATCAGTAGTAGTGTAGTAGGGGCTGGTTTTGGCGTACATTTATAGATATCCTTGTCCTTTTAATTGTCCTGTCATAAAGTCGTCGACATTAAAATCTTGCGTTTCTCTTCGACTATACATTATTGCCAACCCTAGTGTAATAGTAGAAATTGTAGGCACTAGAGTAGTCTTGTAAGTAGGCACCTGAATGTAATCTACAGTATCAGGTAACTCAAACTTAACGCTAGTGACAACTACCGGAACATTACTTAACATGTAGTCACCAAACGCATCTAATCTACAGACTGGAGGCGGAGCTCCGGCATTGATGTCTCGAACTCCCCAACGCATTTTTGTCAGTGAGCGTAAAAGATTTATTATTGCACAATATATTGCGCCTTCTTTTTGATTCTGTACTGTAAATTTTCCAGCAATGGTTATATTTCCAACGCTACTGTTCTTATAAAATTGTTGTGTATAGTTACTATGCACTGGATTAACTGCTGTATAAGAAGCAGCACTTTCATAGGTAATCTGAGGAGTGTAGGGGAACATGATTCCGCCAAGGTCTTTTAACAAGGGATATCCTATCTTGTCTTCAGGTGGTCCAACTAGGTAAGAATTAGGAACTCGTAGAAATACTCTTAGATCTTTTGCACCGGCCCATGCTGCCGACACAGGTGCAGAATTTTTAGTCACTGCACCTGGAGCAATATTTGCCGGTAGGCGACTGGCTTTTTTATCGTCAGAACTGGCTCCTGAAATTGCTGACAACACACTTTTATTAGTTTGTTCAATAGTCGGCGCATTGGGATTAGCAGGATCGGATGAAGAAGCTGCTGTAGCAGGGTCAGGAACTCTAGTAGGGTCTTCGTATTTTTTAGCTGTTTCAATATCTTTAGCTGGAGGATTAGTTGTGGCCTGAGGAGTAAGATCAGCTATTTGTTTGTCAATATCTGCTATTTTAGATTTACCTGAGTCATATGCTGCTTGACTATTTTTTGCCAGGGTAGACTGTCTCTCATACTCTGCTTGATCACCAGAAGCCAGGGCTGCGTTTGCTCTAGCTTGTTGAGTGGCTGCGGCGCTTCTAATCGAGCTTAGACTAGATGCTGCTAATTCTCTGTCAGATTCTAATAACTGTTTGGCAAATTCACCCATACTTTTTTCCTTATAGCTTATTTACCCAATAAATAAACCACAGTTTTTAATGGTTGACAACGGTGTTGTAAAAGTGCTACACTACTCAAAAGGAGACCGTATCAAATATGGCCACAGTAATAGCCCCCACTGGACGTAAAGTCCGGTATTTAAATAACAGAGATTTACTCTCAGAAATACACAAAAGCAAAAACACATTCAGCGTTTTTACCAAACCAGAATACGGACAACATGATATTATCTTAACTAATTTAGATAAAATTAATATTAGAACAGTTGCCGAAGCTAAACGGATTCGTGCTAAACGATTGGGACTACAGGCATTTAATCGTGCAAGATTAGACGGTGATAAAAAAATCAAACTAGCAGAAGTTACACCGGATTATAAAACTATACAAAAGATAGATCTAGTGTTTCGAATTATGACGTTTGATCATATTCCCTTAGCGCCTGGCCGCAAGAAGACAACCAAAACTACAGCAGACAGTCACGACAAGGTAAACTTTCCTCCGTTCCAGCATTGGAAGTTTGATGATAACGATGAGTTAATCTGCGTGGGCAAGAGTCACTGGAAAGGTGATTTAGTTACTGGGCACTTTAATAAAGATCACGGACGAATAACTGAAAACCTCGGAAAGATGTTTATTAAACTTTCAGAAAGATATGCTCAAAGATCTAACTGGCGAGGATATACCTACAATGATGAGATGCGTGGACAGGCTATCCTACAACTAAGTCAAATCGGATTGCAGTTTGACGAATCAAAATCAGAAAATCCCTTTGCCTACTATACAGCCGCAGTGACAAATTCATTTACTCGAGTGCTCAACATTGAAAAGAAAATGCAAAACATTCGAGACGACATGTTAGAGTCGCACGGACTTACTCCAAGTATGACTAGACAAAGCCGCGATGAGTTTGCCGAAGAAACTGCACGTCAAGCCGAACTGTATAAAAACTTTAAATTGCCGAAATCAGAAGAACCGGACGTCGAAGAAGAGGACGGGACTTGATCTGTATAACACATTTTGCTATACTGTTCAAGTAGGAGACTCTAATTAATGCCCTTGTTTAAAAAAGTTGCATGTTTCACAGACATACATTTCGGATTAAAATCAAATAGTAGCACACATAATCAAGATTGTGAAGATTTTGTAGATTGGTTTATTACAGAAGCCAAGAAAGAAGGTTGCGATACCTGTATATTTCTTGGCGACTGGCATCATAATCGAAATACTATCAATTTAACTACCTTGGATTCTAGTCTAAGATGTTTAGAAAAACTAGGTGCAGCATTTGATCAATTCTTTTGGTTTCCAGGTAATCACGATCTATTCTATAAGGACAAGCGTGACATTCATTCCAGTGCCTTTGGTCGGCACATTCCAGGAGTTACAGTTGTAGACCGTGTTACAACTCTTGATGATGTTACCCTAGTTCCCTGGCTAGTAGGCGATGAATGGAAATCAATGAAGGATTTAAAGTCTCGATATGTATTTGGACACTTTGAATTACCTAGTTTTTACATGAACGCCATGGTGCAGATGCCAGATCACGGTGAATTACAGCGTGGCGATCTATCTAGCCCCGAATATGTATTCAGCGGACACTTTCATAAGCGTCAACATAACGGTAATGTCGTCTATATCGGCAACGCATTTCCGCATAATTTTGCAGATACGTGGGATGATGAACGTGGGATGATGTTTATGGAATGGGGCGGCGTGCCTCAATATCGCAATTGGCCCGATGCTCCTAAGTTTAGAAGTCTAAAACTTAGCCGGTTAATCGAAGAAAAAGATACATTAATGAAAAGTAAAATGTATCTCAAAGTTAATCTTGATATTGATATCAGTTTTGAAGAAGCTAATTTTATCAAGGAAACATTTGTCAAAGAACATGACGTTAGAGAAATTAGTCTTATTCAAGACAAAGATAACGTAGACATTCTGATCGAAGATCAAACTGATGCAAAATTTGAAAGTGTAGATCAAATTGTAACTGAACAATTAGTTAATATTGAGTCTGATTCATTTGATAAATCAACTTTACTTGAAATTTACAATAACCTATGACATTTAAAATTAAAAATATCACTGTTAAAAACTTTCTTAGTGTTGGAAATCAAACACAAGCAGTGACCTTTGACAAAGAACACCTTACTCTTGTACTAGGTGAAAATATTGACCTAGGCGGAGACGACAGCGGAAGCCGTAACGGCACAGGTAAAACTACCATCATTAATGCTTTGAGCTACGCATTGTACGGACAGGCATTGACAAATATACGCAAAGAGAATTTAATTAACAAAACTAATGCTAAACATCTATTGGTTACTGTAGAATTTGAAGTTAACGGACAGTCTTTTAGAATTGAGCGTGGTCGTAAGCCTAATATTTTACGATTGTTTGTCAACGATCAAGAACAAAAAGCCAAAGACGAAGACGAAAGTCAAGGCGATAGTAGAGAAACTCAGAAAACTATTGAAGAATTACTGGGCATGAGCCATACTATGTTCAAGCATCTAGTAGCTTTAAACACATATACTGAGCCGTTTCTTTCAATGAAAGCCGCAGATCAGCGTGAAGTGATTGAACAACTGTTGGGTATTACACTATTATCTGAAAAGGCTGAAAAATTAAAAGCGGAAATTAAATCTACTAAAGATTCAATACAAGCTGAAACATATAAAATTGACGGTATTAAGACTGCTAATGAAAACGTACAAAAGAGTATAGATAGTCTAGGAATTAAAAGTTCTGCTTGGGAAAACAAGAAGAACGACGACTTAGAAAAACTAGGTAAAGCAATTTTACAGTTAGAAAGCGTTGATATTGAAGCAGAGTTACAGGCCCATATTGATTTAAAAGCGTGGACTGAGAACAATAAGAAGATCAATGACTTAAACAAACAGCGAGCTACATTAGAAACCGCAGTTAATCAAGCCGAAAAGACTGTTAAGAAGTATACGAAAGACCTAGAAAGTCTAGCAAATAAGAAATGTCATGCTTGTGAACAAGAATTGCACGACCATAAACATGAAGAAATGACTGTTACGGCTGCTACACATCTAACAGAAGCACAAACTTATTTTGATAAAGTTAACAGTGACTACAATAAAATTGTAGAAGAATTAGGACACGGGGATCAGGCTCCTAGACCTCCTATGACGTTTTATGAAACAGAAGCAGAAGCATTAGGACATAAGAACAATCTAGCCAGCTTAGAAAATAGTCTACAACAGAAGTTTGACGAGATTAATCCTTATGAAGAACAGATTGTTGAACTAAACAACACTGCTATACAGGCTATAGACTGGAGTGCTGTTAATACTCTAACTAAACTTAAAGATCATCAAGAGTTTTTACTGAAGTTGTTAACATCTAAAGATTCGTTTATTCGTAAAAAGATTATAGATCAGAATCTCAGTTATCTAAACAAGCGTTTAAGTTACTATATTACTAAGATGGGTTTGCCACATCAGGTAATTTTCTTAAATGATCTGAATGTTGAGATCACACAACTTGGACAAGATCTAGATTTTGACAACCTAAGTCGTGGAGAACGCAATAGATTAATCCTAAGTTTAAGCTGGGCGTTCCGCGATGTATGGGAAAACTTATATCAAAGTATCAATTTACTGTTTATTGACGAACTGATTGATGCAGGCATGGACTCTGCAGGTGTAGAAGCCGGGCTTGCAATTCTAAAAAAGATGGCACGTGAACGTAATAAGAATATATACTTGATATCACACAAGGACGAACTAATAAGTCGTGTGAATAATGTATTGAAAGTTATAAAAGAAAACGGTTTTACCAGTTATTCAAATAATGCGGACTACGTTGAGGCATAATGCTAAACAACTATAATAAGATTTACGAAGAAATGATGGCGGCTTTTGCCGAACTTCACAACGGACACATACACTTAAAAGAAAGAACTAGCAATACTTCTGCTCTAGAAGTCAAAAAAGCTCTACAAAAAATCAAAGCTACTACCATAGCTTTGCGAAACGAAGTACTAGTTGTTCAAAGACAGTATAACGTTGAAAGAGAAGATAAGAGAAAAGAGTATAAAGAGCAAAGACGAAGCGAAAAAGAGCGAGAAGCTCAACGAAAACAATTAAAAAGGATTAAAAATGACAACCCAGGCAGATTTGGCCGCAGCATATGATGCTTACATGGCAGAAAATACAAAGTTTGAAAGCGGTAATTCAGCCGCAGGTACCCGTGCTCGCAAGGCATTGGCTGACTTAGGCAAGGCTGTTAAAGCTCGCCGTAATGAAATTACTGCTGAAAAAAACGCCCGCAAGGAAGCCAAGGCAACAAAATAATCAATGACTTGGTACCATAAGGGTTTTATTGTTACAGAACTGCCCGAAGATTGCGTAGGATTTGTTTATCTTATCAGCTGCAATACTACGGGCAGGATGTACATCGGAAAAAAGTTAGCAAAATTTAGTAAAACGACCTACAAGACTGTAAAGTTAAAGAACGGCACAAAGAAGAAAAAGAAAATTCGCAGTAAAATAGACAGTGATTGGCAAGACTATTATGGCTCAAACATAGAACTCAACAAAGATGTTGAGCTTCATGGCAAAGAAAATTTCACAAGAGAAATATTACATTACTGTAAAAGCAAAGCAGAAACATCGTACATTGAGGCCCGTGAACAATTCGACCGCAAAGTATTAGAATCAAACGAATATTATAACGGACAGATATCTGTTCGTGTACATGGCTCACATATAAAAAATAAAATTTAATTGTATGGGAAATCTTAACTATAATAGAACTAATAAAAGCGATACAGCTTTCTTAAATGATCCGCATTGGACTAACCCAAAAACCGGATTTGACAAGGCATGGCACGATCAAAGAGACAAACTCAAGCAAAATCTAGGCATCCATAAAGAGCATAATTGGGAAATCATCAACGAACCTAAAGGCCCACATGCAGGTAAAGTAGTTTGTAATACCTGTAAAAATAAAAGCGGCAAAAGCATGTTTGTTTCATGGATTCCCAAAGGCTACATATTACCTAACACCTAAGGTTGGCGGGCCAGTTGTAATACCGCTGTGGAAAACCCGGGGAATAACCGGACACGTAACATATTGAGGCACTCCCGTCAGTAGATCTGACTATCCTGAAAAATTGGAAGCGAGTCTGAGGGTACGAACCATACGCCCGACGCATTGATATAGTATGAATTGTTAGCATACAAAAAACCGTGCTATAAAAACTTAAACACTAGGAACGAAGTTTAAGACGCATCAAGCGAGTCGACGTAGGTTGGGAAAGGTCAGAGCCCATTAGCGTAACGGTAAAAACACCTATTTCCAATGTCTCGGCTGTGATAACTCGCATGAAGACAAAAGACGGAACCCAGCAAAAAGGTTCCGTCTGACTGAAATAATCTGCATGAATTTAAAAAGCTTCGCTTAATATCATAAATTAAAAATGTTTCGAGTGTTAACGAAGAAACAAATGAGCGTAGCTCATTTATAAATACATTACTGTGATCAGGAATGACTTTAAATGAAAATACAAGAAATAATCATCGAGCAACAACAATTAGATGAGCTAGATGTCGGGCAAGGCATTAGCAAAGCGGTTGGCGGAGTAGCCAGAGGTGTAGGGGCTGTTGCTGGAGGTATTGCTGGTATTCCTAGTGCAGTAAAGAAAGGCTATCAAGCAGGTAAAGCAGCAGTAGGTGGTACTGATCCTGAACAACCTGCGACTGGCGTAGCACCTTCGGGTGCTACTCAGTTTACTGCACCAAGTTCAAATCCTGTAACTATCAGAAGTCAAATTCGTCAGCACCAGGCTGCAATCAGTCAGTTACAACAACAATTGTCAGCACCGGCTGCTGACGATGAGGAAGATCCTGCAGATGCCGCACCGAGTGCTTCTAATGTTAGACCTTTTGTAAGAACAACTCAAAATACCACTCAGCCTACTAGTACAACACAGCCTGCAGATCAATCTCCAGCAGAAAAAAGAAAAGCAGATTGGGCCGCTGCCGCAGATGTTGCACAGAAAGACATGGCAGCTAATCCAGTACCATCCCAACAAACATCAACTCCTGCTTCACCGCAGACACCAGCAGAAAAAAGAAAAGCAGATTTTGACGCCGCTGCTCAAGTTGCACAAGATCAAATGGGTCCTCCGGGACAGCCAGTTACTCAACCTACAACAGAACCGACTCCAACTGGCTTAGGCGCAGCAGGTAATATTCGTCCAGGTGCTCCGCAGCCTGATCCTAAAGCACAACAGGCTGCACTTAAAGCTAGATTGCAATCAGGCGACACACTGTCATCTAGAACTAGTGATAAGTTTAAAGATTCTGAAGTAGGAGCACAGCGTAATAAACTTATTACCAAACCTGACGGATCTACACAAATGGTTCCAGTACGTGAGCATAAAGAACTCTACAGTCGCTTCTTAGGGCGTGTTCTTTAAAAGAACGGCATCTGCGTTTTCTTGGTAGTTTCAAGATTGTCCTTGATAATACCGCTGATAATTTCCATATCTTCCAAACTTAGATCAAACGCTTCTGAAAAAGATAAACTTCCTCTCATGTACCAACAGAGCTTGTAGAGTTGGTTCTTCAAGGCTTTTGTTTCTTTTTCCATTTTCTCGCTTAACTCTTGAATTTCTTCAAGATCAAGAGACAAAAGCCTTATACGAAAAAATTTGACGGATCGAATTGTATAGGCACAGTGATTTGATCTTCAACTACGCCTGCTGCCCGCATTTCAGCTGTTGTGTCAATTACCATTGGTTTGGCAGTGTTATTTTCACGTAGGGTTTCGATGTGTTTTTTGATTTTATCAAAAATTTCTTTGTCAGTATTAGTTAAAAACTCGTTGATAAATTTAGGATCACTAGTCGAACCTTGACTGCTTTCAATATGATATACACTGTCGTTGATAATGCCAATAGTAAGTTGATTTAATTTAGCAAAACTTTCTTTAAATGCTGCGATCTTATTTTCTTCAGTGACAGAATCATCGTTAACTAGTTGAATAATTTTCTGAGTTTCGAACGTCTGTAGAGCACTTGAAGTCATGGTCTTATAGCTAATAGGGCGCACATATACTGTTAGATCTTCGTTTATTGGCACTTCACTAGTCCATGTTATTTGATTTTGTAATTGATCCACTAACCTACGCAGGTCAACTTGATATTCACTGTTAAACTCTGCTAGATTAATAGGCACAGTCATATACTCGCCGTAGGTAGCAATACGGATTGCTATCAAGACCACATCAAGATCTAAGTTTGGACATTGCCAAGCGTTCTTAATATTAGGCATGCAGTTTTGAATAACATCAACTACCGCCTGTCCGTTCATTAGAGCATCGGGAATTTTCAGTGCAAGCTCGTCTTTAGCAGTCATTGAGTAGACAGGAAATTCTCCGCTTTCGGGCATGACTAAGCTACCTTCAGGCCAAAAGTTTCCGCCGCTTGGCAAGCGAATATAAATTTTAGGCTGGCGCATCATACCTATTAAGGGATTTACTGCTGTGGACTGTTGTGGAACCATGTTTTAACTCTCCGATAAATAACTTTGTAAAACTCTGCGTAGTATTTATATACGCACAGAATCTTGGAAAATAACAATGGCAGAAGTAACTGGACGAATAGGTGACGCAGACGTTGCCCTAGATAATGCAGCAACAGAGGCTACTCTCCGAGCTCTGTTGCTGGCCACGGTTGGTTCAAAAGCTGAATACAAAAAGCTAATGGCCATGGCTAGTAAGACACTTGACCCTAGAAAAGTTGAAGCAGCCAACCAAGCATTGGCACAAAATGCATTAGCTAATAATCAAACATCAACTGCTAGCTCGGGAATAGTTAAGGGGTTTAGTCTACTAGGCGCAGTATTAGGAGATATCACAGCCAAAGCATTTCAGACTGTGGGAAATCTAGCAGATTTTGCAGGATCCCTAATATCAGGTAAAGCATCAATTAGCGGACTTTTTGCTGCCTTTAAAGATTTACCTTTAGGATTAGGAGTAGTTGCTGGTTTATTTGAAAAACTTGCATTATTTCAACAAGAAAATTTAAGTGCGTTTAGAGATTTAACAAAAGTTGGAATTAATTTAAGCGGAGATTTACTTCAAGTTCGGGCACAAGCACTAGAAGCCGGGTTAACTATGCAAGAATACGGGGAAGTTATCTCGGCTAATGCTGAAACAATTGCAGCTTTAGGAAACAGTGCAGATCAAGGGGCCGCAGCATTTAGAAAAAT